AAGGTGCTAACCTCAAGCCTCCAGTTTCTGCTAAAGCGGCTGCAAAGTCGCCTAAAGCGGCTGGAAGGCGAAAGAGCTTCTGTGCAAGGATGGGCGGTGTCAAGGGTCCGATGAAGGATGAAAAGGGCAGACCTACTCGTAAAGCCTTGGCATTAAAGAAGTGGGATTGTGGTTCGTAAAGATTTTACTTGACAAAACAGTCAAACTATGATAGGATAGCACATGGCTTCAATGAACTATATTCAACTTGTTAATGACGTACTTATTCGTTTACGAGAGCCAGAGGCTTCCTCGGTATCGGATAACGCTTATGTTAAGCTCATTGCTCGTTATGTTAATGATGCTAAGCGAATGGTTGAGGACTCCTATAACTGGAATGCTCTATCAGAGACACTGTCTGCCACAACAACAGCCGATGTATTTAACTATGTATTAACAGGTTCTGGTCAACGCTTTCGTGTAATTGATGTACTAAACGACACTGATAACTTCTTTGTAACAAATGCGCCTACTGTGTGGATGGATCAACAGTTCTTGTTGACGACTCCACAAAAGGGTAGTCCAATGTACTATAACTTTAATGGTACAAACGCTAACGGCGATACCCAAGTAGATTTGTTTCCTATTCCAAATGGTGCTTATAACCTTCGCTTTAACATTATTAAGCCACAAGTACCTTTAGCAATTAACGCTGATACACTTCTAGTGCCTGATGAGCCAGTCATCTTAGGAGCATTAGCTAGGGCGCAAGCAGAGCGTGGCGAAGACGGCGGTGTACAGTCTGGTGAGACTTATGCTTTATATCGTCAAAGTTTATCCGATGCTATTTCATTAGAATCAACTCGCTACATTGAAGAATCGCAGTGGAACTGGGTATAAATGGCTAGTCAACTTTTAACACAATCGATTGCTGCGCCGGGCTTTTACGGACTCAATCTTCAAGAGTCTAGTATTACCCTGTCGTCTGGTTATGCGCTGAAGGCACAGAACTGTGTGATTGACAAGTATGGTCGTATCGGCGCAAGGCGTGGCTGGACACCAGTAAACACTGCAGTCAATACAGACTTAGGTGCTGCTAATCCAGTAGAGTTTATATTTGAAGCAGTAACTGGTGGGGGCACAGATGTGCTTAGTGCTGGTAACAATAAGTTATTCGTAGGAACAACTACGATGACTACTAAGACAGTACGTAATACAGACAACAGTGGTGACGCTACATATACGATTACTGGTAATAGCTGGCAAGGTGCTGCTTTGTCTTATGGTGACGTAAGCGACTTTCAGCCTCATGTATACATGGCACAAGCAGGACATCCTATGCTAGTATATCATGAGCTACCTGTTTCTGGTAATCCTTTTAGTTCGCACGATAGCGGTACGTTTGGATTTCAGCGTGTAGGAGATGATGCTGCATTGCCTCCTAATCACAGCACAGCTACATTTATGCCTAGCTGGGTATGTTCTGCGTATGGAAGAATCTGGTGTGGTGGGATCAGTGGCGATACACAGACAGTTTATTTTAGTGATCTTTTAGCTGGGACAGACTTCTTAAACGGTTCTGCTGGTTATTTAAATCTACAAGAAGTATTGCCTAATGGTGATCCTGTAGTTGCTGCTGCAGCACATAATGGATATATTATATTCTTTGGTAAAAAGAACACAGCGATCTACGCTAATCCCTTAGATACTGCTTCGTTAACATTAGTAGAAGTATTAACCAATGTAGGATGTATTGCTCGTGACTCGGTTCAGAGTTTAGGCACAGATGTAATGTTCTTGTCTGATGCAGGAGTTCGTAGTCTACAACGAGTAATCCAAGAGAAGTCGCTACCAATGCGTGACATCTCTAAGAATGTTCGTGATGAGCTTATGTCAACAGTAGCGTCAGAGACAGACTTAACTAAGATTAAGAGTATCTATTTTGAGCGTGATGCTATTTATTTATTAACGCTACCGACCACTAAGTTTGTGTATTGTTTTGATACTAGAGCTGCATTGCAAGATAACTCGATGCGTGTAACGGTTTGGGATAGTATTGAGCCAAAGGCTTTTTGTGTAACACAAGATCGTAACTTATTACTAGGTAAACCCGGATATATTGCTAAATACTTTGGATATAGCGACAACACTTCTTCATATCGTTTACAGTATTATACGAACTATTTTGATTTTGATGCTTCTACTGCATTAAAGGTATTAAAGAAGATTGGTTGGGTCTTGATTGGCGGTACTAACCAGTCAGTAGCAATTAAGTGGGGATTTGATTACACTGAAGGCTATCAAGCTACTACTTATCTTTTAGATACGGCTGTAGTATATGAGTATAACAACTCTACTGTAGACTCAATACCGGGATCTACAGAGTATGACATTGCTGAATATACATCCGGTATTGTGTTAGACCGCTTCTCTGTTAATGCTGGTGGTCAAGGTACTGTCATGCAATTAGGACTAGAAGCAGATATTAATGGTAATCCTTTGTCGATACAGAAATTGGATGTTGCTATTAAAAAAGGAAAAACAATAATCTAATGCAGATTTGTAAGCGTTGTAATATTAATAAATCATTATCTGAGTATTACAAAACAACTGATAGAAAGTCAGGAAGAAAGACAATTTGTAAAGAATGTATTAAGAAAGACCCATTAACAGAGCAGCGTAAACAGGTAATGCGAGAGTACGGTAAACAGTACCATTTAAAAACAAAGTATAATTTAACACTTGACGAATACAATTTAAAATTAATAGCACAGAATCATAAATGTGCAATTTGTGGAATTGATGAGAAAGAAACAGTAAAAGGTAAGTTATTTGTAGACCATTGTCACACTACAAATATTATCAGAGGTCTTTTGTGTAATAACTGCAATACCGGAATTGGATTTCTTAAAGATTCAATTTCATCACTATCAAATGCAATTACTTATTTAGATAAGTATAAAAATATGAAACAAGGAGAATAACTTGAGTAACTATACAAAAGCTACTAACTTTACAGCTAAGGACGCTCTGCCTACAGGCAACTCTGGCAAGATTGTTAAAGGCACAGAGATTGACACTGAGTTAACTGCTATTGCTTCTGCTATTTCTTCTAAGGCGGACTTAAACAGCCCTGCTCTAACAGGAACTCCTACTACACCTACAGCTAGTTCAGGAACAAACACAACACAAGTAGCAAGTACTGCTTTTGTACAGACAGCTTTAGCTAGTGCCTTTACAACAGGAATGATCATGATGTGGTCTGGTACAATCGCTACCATTCCTACAGGTTGGGTATTGTGTAATGGTTCTAATAGCACTCCTGACTTACGTAATAAGTTTATTATTGGCGCACATAGCGATACTGCTGGAGTAGCGTACTCCACAGTAACTGGAAGCAATACGACATCCGGCGGTACTAAAGACGCTATTGTTGTAACCCATAATCACACAGCTACCAGCACAGCAAGCGGTGGTTCACATCAGCATTTTATTGCAAATAACAGTGAAGCAGGAAACGAAGGAACATTAAGTTCTAGTAATACAATGGTAAAACGTGGTTCATTTGGTAGTGATTATAACTACGATCCTGCGTCCACAAGCAGTGCAGCTAATATTGGTTTAACAAGTGCTTCTGATGTTGCTCCTACAATAGCTACAACAATTGCATCGAATGGTTCTAGCGGTACAGATGCTAACTTGCCTCCCTATTATGCTCTAGCGTTCATAATGAAAACCTGATGCAGAAGATTCCAGTCGTTATTAGACCGGATTATACGTTTTACTTAGAAGAGTTCCAAGGTCTCCCGTTCATGCACTGTGATGTGCATAACTGGAGTCCAACAGTGTTTAAAGCATTAAAGAAAGATTGGAATACATTTAGAGAATTACACGGTGGTCCACTATATTGCTGCAAAGAATATGAGACTACTGGTTATTTAAAGTTTATTGCAGCGTTAGGTTTTAAACTTGTTTCGCAAGAAGTTGGTTTAAAAGGTAACATAATATATATTTATTATTGGAGTGATTAATCATGGGTAGTAGCATAGCGTCATTCGCAGGTCCAGCTTTTAGCCTAGTTGGAGGTTTAATTAGTGGCGGTAAAGGAGCTGATGCTGCCAGAGGACAAGCTGAGGCTCTTCGAGCTGCGGGACAGCGTTCATCAGAGATGGCACAGTTCCGTCCTATCGGGCTTCGGACTGGCTTTGGAAGTTCTAGGTTTAACGTAAACGAACTTGGTCAAGTAACTGAGGCGGGATACGCATTAAATCCAGAGTTAGAAGCTCTGCGTAATCGACTTATCTCAGGAGCTACAGGAGCGCCTCGTGCTATTACTACACAGGCTCCTCAAGTTCCACAAGGTTACAGTCTAACCGACACTGCTCCTATGCAACCTAGAACTGCGGTTATGCCTAGAGAGGGTTTTACTTATGCTTATGGTCCTTCTGGTGATCGCATTGAAGTTCCTCTCACAGCACAGACTAGTTATGAACCAACAGAGGGCTACGACCCTACTCAGTTAGGAAGAGCAGCACAGCCTATTATGGGCGGCGCAGCCTCGTTATTTAATCTAGGGCAACAATACCTAGCACAATCACCACAAGAGGCAGCACAGCGATATGTTAGCCAACAACAAGAATTATTAGCACCAAGTAGACAAGCACAACTAGCTAATGTACGAGGCGGTTTATTTGCTCGTGGTCGTGGTGGTTTAGGCGTACAAGCCGGTACAGGCGGCGCTCCAACATCGCCTGAACTACAAGCATACTATAACGCACTTGGACGACAAGATTTAGAATTAGCTGCTCGTGGACAAGAACAAGGAATGGCACAGACACGCTTTGGCGCTGGTCTATTTGGTACTGGTGGAGAACTGCTAGGTCAAGTACCTCGTCTAACTTCTGCTGGTTATGGTCCTATAGCAACACAACTAGAACTTGCTCGTACCATTGAAGGACTAGGACAACAGCCATTTGCAATGAGTCAAGAATTAGCTCGTCTGCAGTCTGGTGCAGGAGCGCAAGCTGGTAATCTGTATCTACAACCACAGAGAGCAGCAGCAGATGCCTATGCTCAATATCAAGGTTACAGTCCGTTAGGCTCAGCCTTTAGTGGCTTAGGCAGTTCAATGAGTGGTGGAGGCTTTGGTAGTTTATTCGGTGGTGGAGGCGGCGGTTATTCAGCGGCTCCTTACGCTCCGACAAACCCCGGTTTCGGTAGCTATCAAGGCGGTTATTACGGCTCTTCTGCATTTTAATTAACAGGAATAATCATGGCTGACATTGTAAATAGTTTATTTGGTATTGACCCTGCAGCACTGCAACAGCAACGAGCTGCTACCGATACTGCACAAGCATTTAGATTTGCACAGTTAGATCCGCTACAGCGTGCTAACATGGCAATCTATCAAGGCAGTGCTGGTATTGGTCGAGGCATTAATCAGTTACTTGGCGGTGATGAGCAACTTAATCGTGCTACTCAAGTTAGACAGTTAGCTTCACAGTTTGATATGACTAGTGCTGAGGGATTACGTCAGTTTGCTCAAGCAGTGGCACAAGTTGCTCCTGATGTTGCTCAACAGGCAATAAAGCGTTCTGACGAGCTAGTAACCGCTGGATTAACGCAAGGTAAACTAATTGCTGAAACACAAGCTAAATTAAGAGAAAAGACATTACCGACTTCAGGTTTAGGTAAATTAATAACCGAAAGAGATGCTTTAATAGCTGCAGGATTGCCTTCTAATGATCCAAGAGTAGTTGCATACAATAATGCGATTAAGGCAGAAGGGGAAGGCAAGGGAGTTAAAGTTATTAATATGCCTCCAGATACTCGTGGTAAAGCATTTGAAGCTGCTGATCCGGAAGCACTAAAAGAATATCGTAAAGAATCCAGAGCCGCTGCTGGTCAGTTAAATTTAATTACTCAAGCTCGTGAAAACCTGCCCGGTGCAGTAGTTGGACAAGGTCTCCCAGCTATTGTTCGTGGATTGAATGCTCAATTAGCTCCTTTAGGAATTAATACAGATCAGGTTGCAAAATCTCGTAATTTAGAACAAGCATTAAAGAGTATTATTGCTCAAGGTATTAAACAATATGGTGCTAACCCGTCTACAGTTGACTTGCAATTTGCGGTTTCTGCCGCAGCGGATATTAAAGATCCAATTCAGGCAATTAGTGCTACTTTGAATTATCTTGAAACTCGTGCAAAATCAAGTGTAAATAAAGCAGATGCAGCAGAGCAGTATTTATTAAAAAATCAGAATCTAGCTGGTTTTGAAAAACAATGGACTGAGCAAGTAACAGGTCCTAAACCAAAAGGTAAAACCCGTACCTTAAAATCTGGAATTGTTGTTATAGAGGAAGACTAATGCCAACATATACTATTAATGGTCGTAAATTCACAAGTGAACAGCCATTATCAGATGCAGATTTAGAAGAATTAGCTTCTTCACAAGGAATAACACCTCCACAGGCTGCACCATCAATGGCGAGACAATTAGGAAGTGCTTTTGTAGAGCAATTACCTGCTATTGGCGCTGTTGCTGCTCCAGTTGCTGCTACTTTAGCAACAGGCGGAATTGGTTTACCTGTAGCATTAGGAACTGCTGGTGCTGGAGCCGCTGCTGGTGAAACATTAAAACAAATGATTCAGGGACGAACAGAACCAGATGTTGCTCGTATTGGACAAGAAGCGGCTTTGGGGGTTGCCGGTGAAGGCTTTGGACAAGCATTAGTTCCTGCTATCCGAGGTGCTGTAGGATTAACAAAAGGAGTATTAGGACTACCTCAACAGACTGCAAGACAGTTAGCAACACTGGAAGAACGGCAGGTTGCTCAACAGTTGCTACAACAGCAAGGTGCTACTTTATCTGCCGGACAAGTCGGTGGTCCTGCTTCTCAGTTGTTTGAAGGATTATCTCGTGCCGGTCTTGGAGAAGGTGCCTTTGCTGCTAATCAAAAAGCAATTGGAACTGCATTACAAAATGAAAAGAATGCTATTGTAAATAGTATTGGAGATGCTAATTTAGATGCTGTTGAAGCTGGTAAGTTATTAACAACAACTTTAGATGAAGCAGGTACTGTTTTTTCTAATAAGATTTCACCTTTTTATGAAAGAGTATTAGATAAAAAAGGTAAGTCGGTAATGGTCGATACTGCTCCAGTTGCTACGGCTGCAAACAAAGTTGTAACCGAAGCAAAAGCATTGAGCGAATCAGGTAAAACAGCGATGGCATTAGACCCTGAAGATTTAGCACAATTAAATCGGTTTACAGACACAGCCGCAACCATGACTTTTAAACAAGCTCATGATTTCCGTTCAGGCTTATTACGACAAGCTCGTATTTTGGAAACAAAGTATGGACAAGGTACTCCTTTAGCTAAAACAATCAACGACGCAGTAGATACTATTAATAAACAAATG